TAAACGAGTCTAGTCGTTCTGGAGGAATATTAACATATTCAAAAAATGTTGCAGATTATCAATTTTATAGGGTTACAGTAAGAGCAAGTGTTGACGGAAATAGTGCTACTTATGCATATAGTAATAATGGAACAAGTAGTACTCCATCTTATGTTTATGCAGAAGGATTTGGCCCATCTACACCTTATATTTCAAACATAACCACCAGTTCTAATACAATTGGAACATACATTAATTTTGATGTAAGTTTATCAAGTGAGGGAAGTAATAGATTATCTTATTGGCAATACTCAATGGATGGCGGATATAGCTGGAATACCCCAAGCGGTTATGATTACATAGCGTTTAATGGAGCAAGGTTTTATGTGTCTTCTGGAACATATTATTCTTTTATGATTAGGGCAAATAATATGGATGGATTTACATCTTCATCTAGTAATCAGCTTTCAATAACATCTTTTCAAAAACCAGGAGACCCTACAAATGTTGTTTTCCATACGTACAACAATTATGAAGGAACAATATACTTTACGACTGGAAGTAATACTCAATCAGTTCAGTACTATTTAGATTATGAATCTGGACTACAATATGAAAGCAAAGATACTTATATAAATATTGGTTCTAACGATTATGGAAGTATGACAATTTCTGGAATGTCTTCTCTTAGCAGATCTTATACGCCGTACCTTCTTGCTTATTCTGGTACAAATAAAACTGGTGGACAAGGAAACTCTTTATCATATTCACCTAGATCTTTAAATGGTACAAATAAACCAACGGCAACTTTTAGTGGTACTCCTACAGTTTCTAATCAAAGGACCGTAACAGCTTCTTGGACGGGCGGAGGAGCAGCAAACGAATATTATGTTCAGCTTTATGATTACTATGGAGGTTATGTTGTAGCCTCAACAACCACAACTTCAACTTCAGCATCTTTTGGACCATCAGATGGAACCGATTATGCAAAAACATATTATTTCTTTATTACGCCAAGATATAGATATGCTGGAAGCATTTATACTGATGGACAACCAGCGGCGTCTAGTAACGTTACAACATATGCAAATTTGACTGCTCCCACAATTACTGATGTTCAAACATCTGATGGTAATAATTGGACAATTACTGTAAGTGGTGGAGGGCCATACTATCAAGTTTATTGGTTATCATCAACCCCTGGCCCATCAAATACACTAACCAATTATGATGCCGCAAGTACATCTACTACAATTTCTGAAACTTATTCAACTACAGGAAGCGTTTATTGGTGGGCCAGATCTTCTACAGAAAATAGAGGAAATACAACAACTAGTGGTAATGCAACAATTGGAACATTTTCAGACTGGTCTTCATATTATTTGGCGCATCAAGTTACGTATAATTATAATGGCGGGTCTGGAAGTACTTCTAGAGCAACAGTAAAAGATTCAACATACACACAATTACCAACCCCAAATAATAGATCAGGATATACATTTAATGGCTGGTATACAGCATCTTCAGGAGGCACCTATCTTGGAGGAAGTGGAAGTTATGTATATATAACTTCAACCCAAACAATATATGCCCAATGGACTTTAAACCTTTCTTCTCCAACAATTTCAAGTGTTACTTTTAATTCATCTAATAATACATGGACTGTTAATTATTCTGGAGGATCTGGTCCATACTATCACATATGGTATCAAACAACTTCATCAACAACTACAGTGCCATCTTTATCTGGTACTAAAAATAGTGTTGCAGATCAAACTTCTAGCTCTGCTTCTTCAACAGATAAAGTTTTGTCTCCATCAGCTGGATACGCATATTATTGGTGGGTGAGATCATCAACTACGTTAAATGGAACTGGTGATGGAGTTGTAAGCGATTGGAATGGTCCAGTAACAATGTCCCCAATGAATACATCTGCCCCTACATTATCTGGAACAACAAAAGTTGGACAGACACTCACATTTGGTGTTGGCTCGTGGGTTAATGCTACGTATTACGATCTTGAATTATATAGAGGAACCGCAGGAGTTATTACGTCTGAAACACAGTCAAAAGATGCTGGAAATTCAACAAGCAGCACTTATGTTATTCCTTCTTCAGATTTTACAGATCCCAATAATAGAAAGTATTATAGATCGTTTGCTAAAGGATTTAATCCATCATATACAAACACCTCATTTGTTGCTGGTACTGAACTTGGACCACTTGTAAACCTTACCTTGTATACAATTTCATTTGATAGCAAGGGTGGTTCTGCTGTATCTGATTTAACTCAGTCTACAGAAGGTGGGTCAATTGCAAAGCCATCAGATCCAACATTGAGTGGTCAAAATTTTGGTGGCTGGTCTACAACCAATGGCGGTACCACAGCGGTATCTTGGCCAAGAACTCCATCCTCAAATGAAACACTATATGCTATTTGGACTTCAGCAGCATCATATTCTATTACATATAATGGAAATGGAAACACTGGTGGAAGTACTACAGCAACAACTGGTAATGGTTCTGTTACTGTAAGAGCAAACGGGTTTACGAGAACAAATTGTACATTTTCAAGTTGGAATACTTCAGCGGATGGTAGTGGAACAACCTACTCACCTAATGATAGTTATAATTTAACAGCCAACGTTACCTTCTATGCTATCTGGACTGCTGTTACAAACTCAGCTACTGCACCTACTGGATTTAAATTTGATGGAAATAACCTTCCAACTTCGGGAAGAAAACGATGGTCTTGGACTGGTGTTGGAACAGTTACTGGTGGAACAGCAACTGGTATTAGGGTACAGATAAGTTCAACAAGTTCTACTTCTGGATTTTCCATAGCAACTGGCTCACCACTCGCTCTAACTGCAAGATCTTATGATATTGCAGTTAGCCCAGTTACCAGTGCCAGATGGTTAAGAATAGCAATGGAGTATACTGATGGTCTTGGAGTAACTAGGGTTGGAACATATACAAGTGCACTATAAGGAGAAAATATGATAACAAAAGATGATAAAATACAAATTGTGAATAATAAAATAAGCATACTTGAGGGTGTGATTTATAATTTAGACATTGAGATGGCTGCAGAATCAGCCAAATCTAATCCAAATAATGAACATATTGAAAATCTTTTATCTGAAAAAAACGACAATTTACTAGCGTTAAACGCTATTAATGAGATCCTAGACATTCTAGTTTTAGAATGATATAATATGAAAGGAGGAAACAATGACAGAAACAACAGAAACACTGCTTACCACTGAGGATAAGCATGCTATTTTAAATCAACATATTAAAAGCCTAGAATATAATATATATGGTCTTGAGCTTGACCTTATGGTTGAGAATGCTGGAACACCAGATCCAGATAGAGTTACATCTATTAATGCACAGATATCAACTGCTAATGCAAAAAGAGATGTACTGGTTGCAGAACGAGCAGAAGTATTAGGATTGTAGGATACAATGGCTGAAAAAGCAGAATTAATAATTACAGCACTGCAACAAAGAATGGGTGAAATAGTAGCAAACTATGAAACTCAAATTGCAGTATTGAGAGCAGAAATAACTATTCTTATGGAGCAGTCAAAGAAGCAGGATGCCCTTGCGGAATATGCAAATTCATTAGAAGAAAAAATTAGTGGGGTAGAGTAAAATGGCAGATACAAGTTTTAATTTTGAAGATGGGGCACCAATTTCTGCTTCAGAGTTAAGAAAACTTGTCGAGTATATTAACAAGGTAAATGCACAGGCCATATCCTTGCCAAGTCAGTTTGGTACTTTAGCTGATAAAGCTATTGCACAAAAAATGACTGCTGGATCTGTTTCTGTTCCAAGCCTAAGTTTAACGGCAGCAAAAGAAGTGCCAATTGTATTTACCCCACCACTTACTTCGGTTCCAGCAGGAGTCCAATTAACTGTAGAGACAAGTTCTGTTGACTCAGAAATAATTGTTTTTTTGAAAGCAAATACTGCAACTTCTACAGGATGCACTGCAGTTTTAACCAGAGCCGCTAACGCTATTGGAAAATCTATAACAAGCCCAGGTTCTGTAAAAATACATTATTTTGCCATAGCAAAATCTTCTTGACAAAATATAAAGTAATAGTAAAATTATACAACCAAAGTCACTGACGTGACTTTTTTCATGTTAGGATTTAAATGACAAATGATTTAAAATGGATGCTGTCGTCAGACCAGCAGTTCCCTTATCAAGATGATAAGATGATTGAATTATGGTTTAAGGTTTTAAAATGGTTTAAGCCAGATGTAGTAGACTATTTAGGTGACACAGACGATCAGGCATGCTATAGCAAATATACTGAAGGTCGTTCAGCAGAGTTTTTAAATCTTCACAAAACAGACAGCGCTGACCTTATTGTTCCTATGATGAGACACGAAGCTAAAGGTGCAAGAGATTTTTATGCTAAGACTCGTGAGATGCTTCCAGACGCACAATTATTTTCTGCATTAGGAAACCATGACATACGTATCTTTGATTATATAGATAAAAAACTTCCAGAGTATGCAGCACAAGTAACACCAGAAGCGCTATGGTCTTTGGATTCATTAGGGTATGAATATATTTATTATAACGAACTCCCTAAGCGCCGTTTTGGCGATATACATGTTCATCATGGAATTTCTATTGCCGCAACTGGGTCAGTTCGCAAGGATATGGAAGATCTTCAAGTTTCATTAATACGTGGTCATTCACATAGAATTGCATCACATTTAGTTACATATGAATTAAGAAACAATGGAGAAGGAGAAACTCTTCGTGGTTATGAAATTGGACATATGTGTGATGAAAAGGGTCCAGGCATGAAGTATACCCAACATCACGATTGGCAAAAAGGATTTGCAATTGCACATATTGTCAACGATTATCCTCATATTCAAATGATTCACGTAGCACCAGATTATTCATGTGTTGTAGATGGGAAAGTATTTAAACTATGATGCATTGTAGAAGATGTGGCGGACGAGTTTTTATAGATAGAGTCTTTTCACAAAAACTACATATTGAATTGTATTGTCTGCTTTGTGGAAGACGTTGGATGATTAATAAAGAAATGAGTATATTTGGAAGATGGCTAGACGAAAAAGAGCTAGAACAAAGAAAAACTTTCGGTATTTCTTCTTAAATGAAAAATTACATAAAGTTTTAAAATCTTCTAGAGTAAAAGATCAGATCATTGCCTGGTCTTATTTAGATAAAAAAAGAGTTTTATACTCATATGCTGAAGTAATCAAATATATGGAAAGAGCGTATTCTCTTAAAGAAGTGTGCTTTATTTTAGATAAACATGTTGTAACTGTAAAAGACTATATTGGTGAAGGCAAAATTAGACAGCCACAAAAAATATATCCTATAGGAAATTCTGAAAGCACAAAATGGTCTCAATATATGTTTAATCAAAAAGACATATTAGAGTTACATGATTACATATTGAGCAGCGGTAGAAATACTGAGAACCTGCCAACAAAAACTGAATTACTGGCCTTGCTAAATCATAATGTCATATTGTATACTAAGACATCCGAAGGCACCTTTGTCCCAGTATGGAAAGCAGAATGAGAAAAAAACAAGAAGAAGAATTTGAAAAGCTTGACAGTTCTACGGCTTTTACTAGAATTGCAGGCAACCTAGATCTTGCATCTATGCATGCAAATAAAAAGAAAGATGTGCAAGGGCTAATCACAGTCGCAGTTGCTTGGATGCAATTTTCTGATTTTATTGCTAATGGAGAGATGCCAAAAAAGAAATTTACAATAGGATTTGGACCAGAAGAGGAGGAGCAAGATGAAAGACCAATCAACCGTCGTAAAGGTAGATCTTCAATTCACAAGAAATCTAGGGAACTATGAAAGTATTAAGATTGGTATAGGCGTAGAAGATATTGTTCGTGACGGCGAAAATGTTGATTCTGCCACAAATAGAGTTTATAAATTTGTTGAAGATAAATTAATTCAAAAAGCTTCCGAGATAGAAGAGGAATTGAAAGTTGGCAAGCAAGGAAAACAGTAAACAGGCTCACGCTCTGCTTACACATTATATTTATTTGTTTAAGGATAAATATAATCGTGACCCAATTTTAAATAGGTATAGAGAAAAATGGGGTATGCAAGACGTTATAGATACTGTTGGATATGAACGTGCCAAAGATTTGATAGAATATTATTTTACTTTTAATAGATATAATCATCCCTTACAATGGTTTTTTTATAATTTTGATAAATTAGATAAGCTTTGGAAAGATATAGAGGATGACAAAGTGCATAGAGATATGCTAAGATTAAAGACCAAAGAAATGGTGGAAGAGAGAGAAAGGCGGTTAGATGAACACGGAAGCAACGCTGATATCAGCAGTATGCAAAAATAAAGATATAGCCACTTTACTTGCCGATAATGTTGACGATTTATTTACCTCCCATAAAGATGTTTGGGAAGGCTTAAAGTCTTATTATTATAAATTTAAAGCAGTTCCAGATATCGGAATCCTTACGGATAGGTTCAGAGACTTTGACCCATCAGAGGTTAAAGGTGAAACTGGATATTATTTAGACCAACTTAAAGCAGAATATCTTTCTAGCAAATTAAAGGGCATTATATTACGTGGAGGGTCTGCGTTAAAAGAAGATGCTCCTTCTAGAATTATTGCTAATATGCAAGCGGAGCTTGCAAGCCTTTCTAAATTTACTAGCAACGTAAGAGATTTAGATGTTACCGATTTTGAATCTGCAGAAAAATATTTTGAGCAAGTCAGAAAACGTTCTGGCATTATGGGTGGAAGTCCAGGAATTCCTACTGGCTTTAAAGCAATTGATACAGCATATGCAACTGGAATGGCTCCAGGACATTTAATTGTTGCTATTGGTTGGCCAGGTAGAGGAAAGACTTGGTTTACTTCCTACCTTGCATGCAAAGCATGGGAACAAGGTTTTAAACCCATGATTATATCTCTTGAAATGTCTCCAGAAGATATGCGTAATCGTATTTACACAATGATGGGATCTGGATTGTTTAAGGCAAGTGATTTTTCTAGAGGCGATGTAAATGTTGATGACTTCAGGTCCTGGAGTAAAAAGAATTTTGAAAACAAGAATGGTTTCATACTTGTTTCAAATGAAGGAATGGGTTCGGTAAATGCAAATACTGTTCAAGCTAAAATTGACCAGCATAAACCAGATATTGTAATCCTTGATTACCACCAGTTGTTTGCTGATACAAAAGGAAGCACTGGGGCTACTGAGAGAAATATGAACGTTTCTCGTGAATTTAAAATGTTGGCAATGAACAATAATATTCCTATTATTGACATTACCGCTGCAACTATGGATGATGTATCAGATCAAGACAATCCGCCTATGCTGTCACAAGTGGCATGGTCAAAAGCTATTGAGTATGATGCTGATATGGCAATAGCCATTCATAAATATAATGACACAAACATGATTGAAATTGTGTCCAGAAAGAACCGCCACGGCAGCGACTTTGGCTTCTATTTGGACTGGGATATTAATAGGGGTATAATTAAGGAGATATATGAAAATATACCTAAATGACCCATCAACGTATACAACGATTTCAGGTCAGAGCAGAATTCAATAGTGATGCAGATATCATCCGAGTTCGTGCTCAGTACGAGTCACTTCTAATACAGGAAATGAGAGACAAAGGATTTGTAAGAGTCCTAGATATTGATCCATCATTTTCAACATCATATGAAAACAACATATGGTCTTTTATATTAACAATGCATAGCGTATACGTAGGAAAGAAGAAAGCATGGGAATCAGAGGGAATCTCGCAAGGAAAGTTGATTCCACGAGATACACGTCGTCACACATTAAATCAATTCTAAAGTCATTAAATGTTTCTGTAGTTGGAGAGACTGGCAATGACTTCCTGTGCTATTGTCCATTCCATTCCAATAGACATAGTGCCAGCTTTAGCGTTTCTAAAGAAATAGGTGCTTGGCTATGTTTTAATCCTGCTTGTGGCGAGAGCGGAACATTAATTGATTTAGTTAAAAAAATAACTAAAAGAAATGATTTTGAGGCTTTAAGATTTGTATCTCTTAAAGAAGCAGAAGTTCTTTCAAATTTTGATGAACTTTTAGAAAGTGCCGTGGAGGAAAAAGAAGATTTTATTGAGTTTGATTCAAGCACACTTGACAAACTATCTTTAGAAATGAAAGAATATTCTGAAGGAAAAGAGTATATGTATACTCGTGGATTTAAAGATGAGACATTGGAGTACTTTAATGTTGGATATTCTAAAAACCGTAATATGGTTACAGTTCCTGTTCATAGCCCAGACGGCATTTGTGTTGGCGTTGTTGGGCGCAGTGTTACACAAAAAGAATTTAAAAACTCACCAGGGCTACCTCGCAATTCTACTCTTTTTAACATTCACCGTGCTAAGCGTGTGGGGGCAAATTGTATTATTGTTGAATCTTCGTTCGATGCAATGAGAGTGCATCAGGCTGGATTTCCAAATGTTGTTGCTACTTTAGGCGGACATATATCTTCAAATAATTTATCTTTATTGAATAGATATTTCAATAGACTTATAATTATGACAGATAATGATGAGGCTGGCAGATCTTTGGGAAATAATATTTTTAATAAATTAAGAAACAAAGACATCTTGTGGGCATCCTATGAATATGGTAAGATATACCCACATAACGCAAAAGATGCTGGTGATATGACTGACGAAGAGATAAAGCTTTGTATAAATAACTCTGCATCACATATTGAATATATCAACTGGTAGTGATATAATAATAATACAGATGGATATATACCATCACCTATATAGCAAAGGAATAAAATGGGAATAGTAAAAGGTCTAAAAGACCTAAATAAAACATTAGACAAGCCGCAATCTTCTGGCGGAGACTCAGCAAAAGGTCGCTGGCTCAAACTTGAAGATGGAGAAAGCATCAAAGTAAGATTTCTTCAAGAGTTGGATCCAGATTCTCCAACGTACAACGATAAGCTTGGACTGGGCTTTATTGCAGTCGAACACACAAATCCAAAAGATTATCGCCGTAAAGCGCTATGCTCTATTGACGACCAAGGAAAGTGTTGGGGTTGTGAGCAACACCGCAAAGATTATAAGGCTGGCTGGAAAGGTCGTTCACGACTTTACATCAATGTTCTTGTTGATGATGGCAAAGAAGAGCCATATGTAGCAATCCTTTCTCAGGGCAGTAGTGGGAAAACAATTACTCCAACTCTTATTGAGTATGCTGGAGAAATGGGATCCATTACAAATCTCATGTGGAGAATTAAGCGCTCTGGCACAAAAACAGACACCAGTTATACAATCATTCCTCTTGCTAAAGACGAGGTAGAATTTGATGCGTCAAAGCTTGAGATTTTTGAATTGGAAAAGACAGCAATTCGTGATCTTCCATATTCAGAACAAGAAACATTTTATCTATTCGGAGATAATGAAAAGAGCGAAGGCTCAGAAAATACCACCAGTAATTTAGAGTGGTAACTATTGACAGTTCATGGGGGAAAGTGTTAAGCTTTCCCCCTATAACTTTTTAGGAGTAATATGCAAACTTTTTTACCTTATCCGTCTAAGCGTGAAAGCTTAGATGCTTTAGACAATAAACGACTTAATAAACAAATCTTAGAGTGCTATCAGATACTTAATATATTAACTGGCAACTCAAAATCAAATGCTTGGCGTCATCACCCTGCCGTTTTAATGTGGGAAGGCGCTGAATCAGAATTGTATCGCTATGCTATGACTGCTGTTGTTTTAGCCGATATGCGTGGTATCAAAACAGATAAAAATAAGGAAAACCTAGAACGTCTATCTCGTTCTCGTGCTTCTTTAATATGGGAAGATAATACTCCTTTATGGGCTATTAATCCAACTACAATTAAACGTGTAAATGCTACACACAAGGCCAACCTATATCGTAAAGATCCTATATTCTATGTAGATTTTGCAGATTCAGTTGATAGCGAATACAACAAGCCTTGTTGCGATAAATGCTTGTACTATTGGCCAACACATGTTTTGAGGTCAATTGCAGCATGAGTTTTGCACACCTTCACGTACATTCGTACTACTCTTTAATGGATGGATACAATTCTCCAAAAGAGTTATTGGAGGCTGCAAAAAATGTAGGGCAAACGGCATTAGCAATTACAGACCATGGAACCCTGTCTTCTCACAGAGAAATGCAAATTGCTGCAAAAGAATTAGGAATCAAACCAATACTTGGAGTAGAAGCATACATTTCTCCAACAGATAGGTTTGATAGATCTTCTGGAACAGATAAAAGCATACAGGCATATAACCATATTATTTTGTTAGCTAAAAATGACGTAGGCCTTAAAAATATAAATAGATTACAAGAAATTGCTTGGACTGAAGGATTTTATTCTAAGCCACGTATTGATAGAGAAATATTAAAAGAGTTTTCTAAAGATATTATAATCCTTTCTGGATGCTTGAATGGTCTTATTTCAAAATGTATTGAAAAGAATGAATTTGCTGATGCCAAAATGATGGTCAAATGGTTTAAAACAAATTTTGGAGACAACTTTTTTATTGAAGTTCAGCCTGCTAATCCACCAGAAATTAATAAAAAGCTTTTAGAATTGGCTGATGAATTTAATGTCAGGCCAGTAGCAACTGCCGATGCTCATTTTTCTAAAGAAGAAGAAAGGGCATTAGAAGAAGCAATGCTTATTCTTTCAACTTCTCCAAAAGTAAACAAGGATCTTGATTTTGATAAATCTCGCAAGTTTGACAATATGTTCGATAGATTCAACTACCTTTGGCCAGATAGAAGAATCTCGTTTGAGCATTTAGACCTGTTTATTATGAGCAGAGAACAGATGTCTGAAAGATTTAATAAACAAGGAATTAGTAGAACCGATATTTATGACAACACCATGTATATTGCAGACATGGTTGAAGAATATACCTTTAAAGAGAATCTAGACCTTCTGCCAGTCCCAAAGACTAATGCTGATAAGAAGCTTAAGGAGATGGCTGAAGAGGGTCTTAAAAGGCTTGGAAGGGCTTCTGATGGGGTCTACAGAGAGCGCCTAGAGGAAGAACTTGGGGTTATCAAGGATAAAAATTTTGCCTCCTACTTTCTTATTGTTTCAGACATGATCAATTGGGCCAAAGACAATGGCATAAGAGTTGGACCAGGTCGTGGCTCTGCAGCAGGATCTTTAGTTTGTTATACATTGGGAATTACAGATGTAGACCCAATTAAATATGATCTACTGTTTTTCCGATTTATTAATCCAGAACGTAATGACTTTCCAGATATTGATACGGATTTTGAAGACCGCCGCAGAAAAGAAGTTAAAGATTATCTAAAAAAGAAGTTTAAACACGTAGCGTCTATTTCTACATTTACTTACTTTAAAGATAAAGGTGTAGTTCGTGATGCTGCTCGTGTATTTATGATTCCACTGCAAGAAGTTAATCGTGCATTAAAAACCGTAGACACGTTTGAAGATTATATGGAGTCTCCAAATACAAAAGAGTTTAGAATGAAATACCCAGAGGTCGGTTGGCTTGCTGAAAATTGGAGAGGCCGAATTAGAAGTACTGGTGTTCATGCCGCTGGAGTTGTTGTTGCTAAAGATGAATTAAGAAACTATGCACCAATTGAAACTCGTGAAGATCCAAAAGATAAGGTATCTGGAAGAATTCCAGTGGTTGGTTATGAAATGGAAACCGTTGCAGACATAGGTTTGATTAAGATGGATGCTCTTGGACTCAAGGCATTGTCTATTCTCTCAGACACTTTGTCATCAATTAAAGATAGATACGATAAAGACATTGTTCTTTCTGATTTAGACTTAGAAGATAAAAAGGTTTATGAAAGTTTAAACCAAGGCTACACCAAAGGCATATTTCAGGCTGAAGCAACTCCGTATACAAACCTTCTAATTAAAATGGGCATAGATAAGTTTGAGGATTTGGTAGCTTCAAATGCTTTGGTTAGACCTGGTGCAATGAATACTGTTGGAGCTTCCTATATTAACAGAAAAAACGGTAAAGAAGCAGTTGAATATACGCATCCAATACTAGAGCCTTTTACAAAAAATACCTACGGTGTTATTATATATCAAGAGCAAGTTATGCAGGCTTGCGTACATTTGGGAGGCATGACTTGGTCTGAGGCTGATAAAGTTCGTAAGATCATTGGTAAGAAAAAAGATGCAAAAGAATTTGACCAATTCAAGGATAAGTTTGTTACTGGGGCTTCAAAACACATTTCTAAGAAACAGGCAGAGGAACTCTGGCATACTTTTGAGGCTCATGCTGGCTATTCCTTTAATCGTTCTCACGCTGTTGCTTATTCCATGGTATCTTATTACACTGCTTGGCTTAAGACTTACTATCCCCTTGAGTTTATGTTTGCGGTTCTTAAAAACGAAACTGATAAAGATGCTAGGACGGAATATTTAATTGAGTCTAAAAGATTAGGCTTAAAGGTATTGTTGCCACATATTAACGAATCGGAAGTTGATTTTTGTTTGCAAAAAGACTCTATGCGATTTGGACTAGCAGACATTAAATATATTTCAAATAATATTGCTAATAAGATTATAAAACATCGTCCATACATGAATTATGCAGATTTTACTCAAAAAGCTGCAATGAAGAACAGTGGAATTAATAGTCGTGCAATTTCAGCATTAAATTCAATTGGTGGCGCTGCATTTAAAGATAATGAGCGTAGAGGAAATGAACAAGAAAACTTTTATGAATATCTAGGTATTCCTCAGTTTAATCTGCAAGATTTACCTCCAAGAATTAAAGCTCAAGCAAAACCAATAGAGGATTTTGATGACCTAGGTTCTTTTGTAATGTTTGGTATGGTTAAAAACATTAAGCGTGGCACTGGCTGGGCTAGAGTTGAACTAGTAGATGAAACTGGTTCTATTGGGTTATTTCATAACGAACAAACGCAAATAGAGACTGGACAGATGTACTTTGTGCTTGTTGGAGACAATCGCATTGCTAGATACGTAAAGGTTTCAGAAATAAATAAAGAAAATGACGACGTATTTGTTGACTATTTGTATAGAAAAGAGTACGAAGATTTAGATGAAGACAAGTATCTGGTATTAAATTTTACTCCATATAAGACAAAGGCTGGGAAAATGATGGCCCACATTGTTTTAACAAATAAAAATAAAGAGTTAAAAAGAGCTATTGTTTTCTCTACTATGTATAAAATTGCTTTGGCAAAAATGAGAGAGGGAATGGTATGCGACGTTGTTATCAATAAACTTGACGATGGAACACTAATGATAAAGGAAATAAAATGATAGAAGTTATATTAACAGAGGATGAGGCAAAAGATCTAGAAGATACACTGATTCATCACATGGAGCAGTGCTATAACACTCTTTATGATTTAGAAGGAGTAGAAGAAAATTTTGAGCCGTATAATCCCTTTGACGGTTGCTCAAATTGTGAAACAAGAGAATTTTTGATGAAAACTGTAGAATGGTTTAGAAATAACAAAGACCTAGCAATTTGGGTCGGAGAAAAGGAAATAAAGCATGACTGAAACAACAGAAATGTCGCAAGAGATAAACGTAACTAGCCTTCTCGTGGCTATATTAAAAACACTTAAGTCTGTAGAAGTTTCTTCAGAACTGATTTTAAATCCAGCAAATGAAGATACTGGCTTAATGGTTACATACAATGAAGAAAATAGAACTTTTATTATATCGCTAGGAGAGATAAATGGGAGTAATTAAGACAGATAATTTTAGAACACCACCAAATACAGAAAAAACTACTCAAACTGCATCAAGTGTGCTTTTAGATTATGGTTTAGATGCATTATCTGCAATTTTGCATGAATCTGCAGTAGAAAAAGGTTTTTGGGATGGAGAATATGATTATGATAAGTTTGGAAATAAATTAGCATTAATTCATTCAGAAGTAACAGAAATGCTTGAGGCTATCAGAAAACAAAAGGGTAGCCGTGAAATTACTGAAGAAGCAGCCGATATTCTAATTAGACTTTTAGATCTATATGCGGCTCTAAGAAATGCTGGATTAATTGAAGATTCACTAGACGATATATTAGACTATAAAGTTGATAAAAATAGAGGTCGTCCAAGACTTCACGGCAATTTATTTTAATGCTATACTATGTAAACAAAAGAAGGAAAATCAATGGATATAGAAGAAATTTTAGCGGGACTGGATCCCAAAACTCGTAAAAGAGTTCAAATAGCAGTAGAAGTAGAAAATCATAAACAAAAAACTCCTAGCATAGGCCTATCGCTTGCGCTTAAAGGTGGATTTGGTTATGGCAGACAAGTCCTTGTATGGGGAAATAAATCTGCAGGAAAGTCTTCATTTTGTTTACAAATGATTGGTATGGCACAAAAAGAAGGAAAAACTTGTGCATGGATTGATTCTGAAGAGTCTTATGACCCACAGTGGGCAGAAAAACTAGGAGTTGATTCATCAAAGCTTATATATTCTACAGCTAAATCTGTAAACGATATGGTAGATGTTGCTACTCAATTAATGAATGCTAATGTGGATGTTATAGTAGTAGACTCAATATCAGCGTTGCTACCAGCCATTTACTTTGAAAAAGATAGCGATGAATTGAAAAAGCTTGAAGATACTAAGCAAATTGGTGCTGAGGCAAAAGACATGACTCATGCAGTCAAAATGCTTAATTACGCAAATAAAAACACGCTGCTTGTTCTTATATCACAACAGCGTAATCAATTTGGAAGTATGCATGCTTCACACATTCCAACTGGTGGAATGGCAGTCAAGTTCTTTTCTTCAACAGTTGTAAAGCTTTGGTCTTCTGAAGCTGAGGCTAATGCTATCAAGTCTGGGGTTAAGGTTGGAGATAAAATTATTGAGCAAAGAGTAGGCAGACCAGTTAATTGGATTATTGACTATAATAAACAAGGTCCTCCAAATCTTTCTGGTCAATACGATTTTTACTTCCAGGGAGACGTACTTGGTATAGATCAAGTTGGAGAAACTTTAGACGTTGCAGAAATGTATGGCATCATAGAAAAAGGCGGAGCATGGTATACAATTGGAAAAGAACGTTTTCAAGGTAGAGCAAAAGCAGTCGAATATTTAAAGTCTAATCCAGATGTAGTTTCTGAGTTACAGGAGAAAATATATGCCAGATCTTAATGATTTTTTAAATAATCAAAAAGAAGAAGTTGTTGAAAATTACATTGATTCTGATATTCCAACTATGGGTGGTTCTTTTATGTGCCAAGAGTGTGGAACTGAGGTTAATAATGCATTCTTTAGACACAAGGAGGAAAGACTTACTTGGACATGTCCAATTGGTCATGTTTCATCAGTCCCATTTAAATAATGTCGGAAATATCGGAAGCAAAAAGAGACGGCGCAAGACAACATAAAAACAGCGGACGTGGTAATTATCAGAAGGGTGACGCTACGTGGAAAGATTTCGTGGTGGATTATAAAGAGTACGAAAAATCAATCTCTATTTCGCAAGATATCTGGGCTAAGATTTGTACAGACACTTTTAAAGTTAGTAGGGATAAATATCCAGTACTTAAACTCATCCTTGGCGGAGCTAGTAGCAAAACAAGGTTGGCGGTAATAGAATGGTCTTTGTTAGAACAATTAGTAGAAGAATGGGAGAAACGAAATGTCTAGCGGACAATATAAACCACATTATGGATTTAATAGTGTTCAAATTAAAAATGGAAGAATTGTAAGAATGAGAAAAGATGGAACAATCAAGGCGGATCTTGGTCCATATCCTAAAGAGAAAAGAGATAAAAAGTGAGAGATGTTTTGTTGACCACTCTTGTTGGAGCAGTTGTTGGCGCAGTATTCAGTGCATTTAAATTGCCAATTCCTGCCCCGCCAGTATTTGCAGGACTAATGGGAATTGTTGGTTTGTGGATTGGATACGCTTTAATTACTAAGGTATTGGCATGATTCAATTTTTGTTTGGCGTAATGCTTGGGTTTATTGTAGGATACCCCATGGGACTTTGGGCAATAGGATATACAAGGAGATTTAATGAGCGACAAAAGTAGTCTGGAATTAATTAGTGATATAACAGAGTTTAACGATCTTCATGACTTTATGAAGGACGAACAACTTGATAGGGCCATGGCAGTAATAATTAATATTATTGCTAAGCCAGATATTCCTGCAGCAAAAGCACATTTATTGATTGTTGAGTTGCAGGGTATCTCTGCAAAATTCGGTGTTCTTGCAGCATACTACACAACAATAGCTAAAGACAAAGCTGGCACTATCAACAATAATAAAAAAAATATTTATTATTCAGTAAAGGAGTCGATAGACAAACTTGTAGACGCTCTCAAGTATGTTGTTCGTTATAATGGCTAGAGAAATAGTTAAAAATCTTAAATTTAAAAAATATGAAGGAAGCTTTGACGTTCAAGAGTTTTCCAGTCTTTTAGACGAGGCGTACCTTTCTACTAAACGACCAGATGGAGAGATGACAAAAAAATCTTTTAGCCCAAGCTCATTTGGTTATGGTCAAGGGAACTGTCCTAGGTATTGGTATATGGCTTTTAGTGGGGCTTATTTTATAGACAATAATGATGCTCAAGCCGTTGCAAATATGTCTCAAGGAACTCAAGCACACGAAAGATTGCAAAAATTAATATCTAGTCAATCTAGCGATTTATTTAAATCTACTAAAATAAACTCAGTTAGTACTGAAATTGAGATTACTAACGAGTATCCACCAATTAGAGGTTTTATAGATCTATCAATTGATTGGGATGGCACACCAGTATTGGGAGAAATTAAAACAGCAAAACAAGAAGTCTGGGATACTAGACAGGCAGAAATGTCAGCATCATCCAATCACATTTTACAACTCCTTACATATATGAAATTAAAAAATGTTAAAGAGGGCTTCTTCTTGTATGAAAATAAAAATACGCAAGAGATTCTTATAATTCCAATTTATATGACACCAAAAAATGAAAAATTAATTGATGATTTATTTAATTGGCTATGCAAAGTTTATGACAATTTTAAAGCAGGATTACTCCCAGAAAGACCTTTTCAAAAGACATCCTATGCTTGCAAAAACTGCCCTATTAGAAAAGAATGCTGGAAAGGCAAAGACGGAGATGTTGTGATAGAGGCATATCAAACATGATATGTTCAAATAAAGATTGCAAAAAAGAGTTCGAGAAGAAAACTCATAATCAAAAATATTGCTCTGATGAATGTTGTAGGGTTGCTACTAATAAACGAATCATGGAAAAATATTATGAGAAAAAAGCAATCCGAAATGGTGCTGTAAGGCTATGTAAATGTGGCAATAGGCTTAGTAGATATACAGAAAAAACAGTATGTGTCATGTGTGTTGCTAAAAGTAAAAAAGAAACCAGGAAAAAATTAAAGGAAATGATTGATGGGATTAGCTGATCTAGTAAAAACAAAAGCTCATAGAGTTTTAGGTATAGATGCCTCAACAAACTCTGTGGCTTTCTGTTTAATGGAAAATGATATTCCAATTAAGTGGGGAAAAATTGAATTTACTGGATCAGATATATATGAAAAAATATATGACGCAAAAATTAAAACCCATGCAATGCTTAATGAATTAAAGGCAGATTATATTGTTGTAGAGGGGGCAGTGTTTGTCAAATCCCCAGATGCTGTGATAAAATTGTCCTATGTATATGGTGTCATCATTGCTGAGCTTATGTCTACTGGGGCTAGTGTTATTACTATATCTCCTACATCTTGGCAGGCTTATATTGGAAATAAAAACCCAACAAAGCTGGAGAAAGACAAACTTAGGTTTGAAAATCCAGGACATGCTGACTCTTGGTACAAAGCAAAAATGCGGGAGATCAGAAAGCAAAGGACTGTAGATTATTTTAATAAAAAGTATAACTTACAGTTAGACGATTTTGACGTAGCAGATGCATTCGGCATCGCTCATTATTCGAATACGGTGTTAACACAAAGATGAAATTGTATCAAAGCCAGACATGGTTATATAGAAGATATGTAGTTCAGAAAAAAACTGTTACGGAAATTGCTGATGAGTGTAAAGTTTCAGCAATGACTATACAGAGATATTTAGAAAAATTTGGAATGATAAAGAGGAGATAGTATGCTAGAGCCAGTATTTGCAGACATGAAGGAATTTAAGTGTGACGACCTTTATTTATTAACTGTTGGAACGGAAGCGGGTAGAGAAATTTATAATGCTTGCCACGAAATTGCTCACATGCTAATTAAAAAGAACATTGCTTATGGCAACTCCGCCCTTGACCCAGTTAGAGTATTTTCAAAAGCGGGGCCACGAGAGCAGTTATATGTTCGTATTGATGATAAATTAAATAGGTTAATGAAGGGTACAGAATACCCAGGCGACAACGATATTGATGATTTGATTGGATATCTAATTCTGCTAAAAATAGCTAAATCGATTTGATTTTTTAGTCGACTAAGATTATAATATTAATATGGAAATAGAATTAGCAGACCATTTTGATAAAATGAACAAGGTGGTTTCAGAACTACTAAAGGGTAATAACCCAACTCAAATTGCTACAATAACTGGATACAAAAGAGCAGAAGTACTGGACTTAATAGACGAATGGAAGAGCGTTGTCCATAACGACTCAAGCGCAAGAGAACGTGCTAAAGAGGCTGTCTCTGGTGCTGATCAACATTATGCAATGCTTATTAAAGAGGCATGGAGCACTGTAGAGGCTGCCGATGCTCAAGGTCAACTTAATGTTAAGGCTAATACATTAAAGCTAATTGCTGATATTGAAACAAAAAGAATTGGCATGCTTCAGCAGGTAGGGCTATTAGACAATGCAGAGTTGGCAAATCAAATTGCAGAAACTGAAAAGAAACAAGAAATTCTTGTAGGCATATTAAAAGAAGTTACTGCTGGTTGTCCAAAATGTAAACTAGATGTTGCAAAAAGATTGTCGCAGATTACTGGAGTGGTAGAACCAGTTGTAATTGATACAGAGGAAGCAAGTGGATCTTAATTTTAATGATCTTATTGATATCCTAGACGGAGAGGAATTTGATGAAAGACCAGTCGATTTACGAACATTCGTTACAAGCCAAGATTTCCTTGGACTCCCTGAACTTTCGGAGTACCAGTATACACTCATTGAGAAGAGCAGCCAGATCTACAAAGAATCCACACTTATCAAACTATTTGGACAAGAAGAAGGAACCCGCAGATACAAGCAAACTTGCAATGAAGTAATTGCACAATTGGGCAAGGGTAGTGGTAAAGATTATTGCTCAACAATATCTGTAGCGTATATAGTTTATTTACTATTATGCTTAAAAGATCCAGCAACATATTATGGAAAACCAGCTGGAGACTCAATTGATATTATTAATATTGCTATTAACGCACAGCAAGCAAACAATGTTTTCTTCAAGGGATTTAGAACTAGAATTACTAGATGCGGGTGGTTTGCTGGGAAATATACAGAAAAAGCTTCCGAAATAAAATTTGATAAAAATGTAAATGTTTATTCTGGCCATTCAGAGAGAGAAGCATTTGAAGGATATAACGTTATAGTTGTTGTTCTAGACGAGATAGCAGGCTTTGCGGTAGAAAATACAACTGGACACGATCAGGCTAAAACAGCAGATGCAATATATGAAATGTATAGAGGATCAGTTGACTCTCGTTTTCCAGATTATGGAAAAGTAATTCTTTTGTCTTTTCCAAGATTTAAGGGTGATCCAATTCAAAAGTTCTACGATCAAGCAATTGCTGAAAAAACTGTAACAATAAGAAAACATAAGTTTAAAATAGACCAAGACCTTCCAGATGGAATTACTGGCAATGAATTTGAAATAGAATGGGAAGAAGACAATATAATTTCTTATAGAGTGCCTAAAGTATATGCTTTAAAAAGACCAACTTGGGAAATTAATCCAACAAGATCTTTAGAAGATTTTAAAATTCCTTTTTACAAAAATGCTTTAGACGCACTAGGGAGATTTGCATGTATGCCGCCAGAAATGGTTGATGCATTTTTTAAGTCTAGAGAAAAAGTAGAAAAAGCTTTCAACAAGGCACACCTTGCTGTGGATGGATTTGGAAGGATCGAAGAGTGGTTTATACCAGATCCAGACAAAGATTATTTCATACACGTAGACCTTGCACAAAAACATGACCATTGCGCTGTTGCAATGTCTCATGTTAATAAATGGGTTAACGTAAAGGTTACAGATAATTATTCTCAGCCAGCACCAGTAATTGAAGTTGATGCAATTAGATATTGGACGCCTACACCAGATAAGTCTGTAGATTTTACTGAGGTAAAAGATTTTATATTGGCTTTAAAAACTCGTGGATTTAAAATTCGTGTGTGCACATTTGATAGATGGAACTCTCATGACATGATGCAACAGTTAAAAACTTATGGCATCAATACAGAAATATTATCTGTTGCCAAAAAACATTATGACGATATGGCTATGGTAGTTTTAGAAGAAAGATTAAATGGTCCGCACATCCCTTTACTCATTGATGAATTATTACAGTTAAAAATTATGAGAGATAAAGTTGACCATCCAAGAAAAGGTTCTAAGGACTTGGCGGATGCTGTATGTGGATCAATATTTAATTGTATAAGCATGAGCAGATTTGACACCAATCAAGAAGTAGAAATTCACACATACGAATCAATGAATTATAAAGCTGACTTTGGAGAAGAAAAAGAGGAATCTATTAATCTTATTAAGCCTCCAAAAGCAATGCCAAATGACTTACAAGACGCTATAGGAAGAATGATGGTTTTATGACAAATATATATCAAGAGAGAGCAAAAGAGTGTAAATGTTGTGGAAAACATGTGCCACTACCAACTGTTTTACGTGAATATAATGGAGTAATGATGTGCCCAACTACCTATGCAAACGTTTTGGAGTATACTAGGATATGGAAGCAAATAGGTTCTAGACCAGCTGGGAGTATTAGAAAACATTTTTCTGAATATGTCCAACAAGTTGTTGAAACAACTATTGACATATCTGATCAGACAAAGATATAATATTCCAACGTGGCAGTAGCTTAGTTGGTTAGAGCCCCGAACTCATAATTCGGTAGTCGTAGGTTCGAGTCCTACCTGCCGCACAAGGAGAAAGAAGTGGAAAACATGAATAACATGGAACACTATATTGAAATAGGCGCTATTGAAATAGAGGGCGTTGATGAAACTGGTGAATTAGTTCTTTCAATTAGTGAAAGGGCAAAAGATATTGCTCCAGAACTATGGGCTGCTCATGTTCAACATATTGACGAAACTCTTCTTGAGCTGTATAAGTCTGGTTACATGGATGTAGAATACGATGAAGATCTTGAACCAAACTTTAAATTAAGTGATGAAGGAATAAAAATTGCAAAAGAAATGGGGTTAATTCCTATGGATAAACAAAGGAATATCCCAAATAATTAGGAGGAATTATGCCTTGGAAAGTTGAAAAAGGTGCAGCAGGTTGTAATGGGTATGCAGTAGTAAAAGAAGATACTGGTGAGCTTGTTGGGTGTCATCCAACAAAAACAGCAGCAACAGCACATCTAAAAGCTTTATATGCAAATGAGGTAGAAAAGGCAAACCCTTGTTGGGACGGGTATGAAATGATTGGGTGGAAAACCCAAAATGGAAAAAGAGTTCCAAACTGTGTAAAAACAAAAAAAGTTTTTTCATAATTGATTTAGTAATATAATTATCCTGTAGGCGCTAACCCCCCTACGCATTCGGGCTCGCTACCTTGGGATGATTATGGTTACGTAAAGGCTAACTTCGGTTAGCCTTTACTTATGCCCTTGTAGCTCAGTGGATAGAGCGAGACTCTTCTAAGGTCTGCGTCGGAGGTTCGATTCCTTTCAGGGGCGCTTTTTGGTATAATAGCTTTGGATCGCCATTAGGGGTCCATTAATTAACTTATTCGCTTAAAAGGAGGAATAAAATGGTAACACAATTCGCAATGGATTTTTTTAATGATCCATTTTTTATCGGGTTCAATCGTGATTTTGACAAATTGTCAAGAATTCACACCCATGCAGCAGGAACAAATTATCCACCATACAATGTAATCACAACAGACAATGAAGATAAATTCTTTATTGAAATTGCGGTTGCTGGATTTTCAAGAGAAGACCTTGATGTATCTGTAAAAGAACAGGTATTGACCGTAAAGGGAGAAATCAAGGATTCTAAAGAAGAGACAAAGTATGCTCACCGTGGAATTGCAGCACGTAAGTTTGTTCGTGAATTTGCCCTAGGTGAATTTATTGAAGTAACTGGTGCTACAGCGGAAAACGGAATGCTAAAAATTTCGTTGGAACGTATTGTTCCTGAAGACAAAAAGCCAAAATCAATTAGAATCAAGTAATAGGTCTAGACAGACCTATTTGTTTGAGGTATAATTATATTGTGTACCGCCTAAGTTGCGGACATAAGGGCCCTGGGCATGGCCAAGTAAACTGCCCATTTTATAATGGAGAGCCATGGAGATTATTGATTTAGAGCAACCAAATGTATTAATCATTAAAAATTTCTTTTCTAAAGAAGAAGTTGAAAAAGTTTTAATTCCAATGAAAGAAACTTCTGAAGAAATTTGGAATCTTCAGGGTGAAGCCAAAAAAGAAGATTCTACTAGAATTAAAAGAATGTCAGAAAGACTTATTAAATCTGATAACATGAATTGGTATGGAATGACTATGGATATTACAAGTCGTGTTGATGCCTATAGAATGTATTCACATCTCCCACATGCTTTTTTAATAGAAAAAGAGCAACAAATAAAAAAAATAATAACAAATAAATTTAAACAAAATGTTGTTTTACAGCTCTCTGGTCTTCATAGGTGGAGGCCAGGAAGAGAGCAAAAGCCTCATATAGATTATTATGATTCTAGTGAACAGCATGATTTTGATATGTTAGAAAAATATAATCTGACAAAAGATCGTTTAGAAGAATTTGAGCATTCTTTTAATGACAAACATTATTCTTCATTAGTTTATTTTAATGAAGATTATATGGGTGGAGAACTATATATGCCTCAATGGGATTGGGAAATAAAACCTGAGACAGGTATGTTAATTGCTTTTGAGGGAAATCAAAATCATTTACACGGAGTAAAGATGATGGAAGAAGGAATAAGATATACTTGGTCTATTTTTTGGACAAGATTTGAGTGGGCTATGAAAAACAAAATTAAAGATAGTAAAGTGAGCATGTAATCTTATGCCTATTTATGAATACAAATGTATTATTTGTGAACATATCAAAGAAATAAACAAATCAATTGATGAAGCAACAATGACAGAGATTTGTGAAAAATGTGGTGCCGCAATGGTTAAGCAATATGGATCTTTTGGTATTCAGTTCAAAGGTTCTGGTTTCTATAAAACAGATAACGCTAAGTAGTCCAATGATATAATTAATTAAGCAAACATAGTTTGCTTAGGAGATTATAGTTGACTAGAACTAAGTTATGGAGATTATCTTTAGCCGCCATTTTAGGATTTGGTTGGCTATTTCTCACACCCGCTTCTTATAGCGACGATCCACTTGGAACTGCCGCTCAGCAGATAGATCAACTTGAGGTGGATGTTCAAAAACTCAATGATAAGGTTTCAACACAGGCTAAGATAGATATAGCCAATTCAAAATATGATTCCGCCGTTGCTGCAAAGTCTGACATGGATTCTAAACAGGCAATTAAAGCAACGAAACAAACTGAATATGATAACGCAGTTTCTGCATTAGCAACAGCATTATCAGAAAAAAATGCAGCACAATCGGCAGTAGATGGACAAACTGTTGTAGTTGCTACAGCAAATACTAATAAGCAAAATAAAAAAGATACCTTAGATGCTGCTAACATAAATTTACAAACTCAAGCATCTGGCAATAGCTCACAAACAAATACGCTAGATGCTTATTTATACGACTGTTACACTTGGTATAACAAATATAATTCTGCACCAGATCTTGAATGTCCAGATGGAAGAGGTGGCGGAAATGCTATAGCAATGGGTCCTTGGTCAGGTATTAATTTTAATTTTGGTAGTGGTGGTCCAGCAGGGTTGTACGATGACTATCAAATTAAATGGGTAGGATATATTAAAACTACACAGCATTGGACTCCACAATTTAGATTATGTTCTGATGATGGAATGATATTAAAAATTAGTGGACTTACTGTTGTTAATAATTGGTATGATCGTGGTGGTCAATGTGGAGCGTCAAACGGATACTATATGGCATCAAATGGGTGGGAGCCTATAGAAGTATGGTGGTATGAAAATGGTGGAGGAGCCAATGGAAGCCTACAATGGAATATAGGTAATGGATGGACAGTTATTCCTGCTAATGTATTTTCAATTACATTACCACAAAATAGTCCAGAATATGAAGCAGCGTTAGCTGCACAAATTACTGCACAACAAGAGTATGCCGCTGCTCTTGCTACATATAATACTGAAAATGATAAATTAACTCAATATAATCAAACTCTTTCTAGTAAAACAACTGCATATAATACTGCTGTTACAGATAAAAATACTGCACAGACTTCTTTGGCTACTGCTACAACAAATTATAATAATTCAGTAACTACATATAATACGTCAATTACTGAATTAAATACTGCAATTACTGATGCACAAAATGAATATAATAGTCAATGGAATTTAGAAGAGCAGCAGAGAATTCAAGCAGCTATTGCACAGGCTTTAGCAAATCAACCACAGCCTACTCCAGAGCCAACTACTGAATCTACTCCAGAGCCATCGCCTGAGCAAACAACACCAGTCGATCCCACTCCAACTCCAGATTCTGAAACCACAGATGAACCGAAGCCAGATATAACTGCTGATCCTGAGCCCACTGTTGAGCCTTCACCAGAACCTTCACCTCTGCCATCGGATATAAATCCAGATCCAACTCCTGAACCAGAGCCAACTCCTGCTGAACCTTCTTCAAAACCATCTGCTAATACTATCACAGAAGAGACAGCAAATCTAATTGCAGATTTAACAAGTAAAGATACATTAACTAAATTAACTCCAGAACAAAAGCAGGCGGTAGCACAGGGTCTTGGAATTAAAACAGAAGAATTAGCAAAGGTAGCAGCATTGGCAGCTACTGATAAAAATTTAGCAACAGCCTTACAAGAATTTGGCGATAGAATTAA